AGAAGGGGCAGATCCCCCGCGAGTTGATGCTCATCAACCCGGCCTACGTCACCGTCAACGTCGACAAGCGGTCGAGCCTGGTGCTCGGCTACACCTACCAAGGACCGCAGGGCGGTCAGGTCGCGTTTGCGGCCGATTCCGTCTGCCACATCAAGACCTTCAATCCGAACGACCCGACGCGCGGTCTGTCGCCGATTCAGTCGGTGCTGCTCTCGCTCGGGTTCGACGTGAAGGCTACGGCCTACAACAACGCGCTCCTGTCGAACGGGGCCGACCCGGGCGGCATCCTCTACAGCGACACGCCGCTCGACGTCTCCGAGGTCGAGGCCCTGCGTGCGCAATGGGAGGACCGTCACCGCGGCGCGATCCGAGCGGCCCGTCTCGCCATCCTCTCGGGCGGCCTCAAGTACGAGCAGTCGAAGACGACTCCGAAGGACATGGCATTCAAGGAGTTCATGGACCTGCATCGCGAGCAGATTCTCGCGGTGCTCGGCGTGAACCCGTTCGACGTTGCGCAGACGCCCGAGTACAACCGCGCGGCCGCGCTCGCCGCTCGAGCGCAGACGTGGGAGAACACGGTCGTGCCGCGCCTGCGGCAGATCGAGGACGCCTTCTGGTCATGGCTTTTCGAGCCGTACTCGGTAAGGCAGACGCGCGACACTTGGCTCACGTTCGACTTGACGGGCATCGAGGCCCTGCAGCCCAACATGACCGAGAAGTTGCAGCAGGCCAACAGCCTGTCGATGCTCGGCTACACGGCCGATCAGATCAACGAGCGGCTCGATCTGGGCATGCCCGAGGCACCTGCCGACGTTCTCGATGTCGTCGCTGACGAGACTCCTGCAGGAGCAGAGCCGATTGTCTCGGACGCCACGTCTGTCGCCGAGACCGCGATGAACGGCGCGCAGGTAACGTCGCTCGTCGAGATCGTGCAGTCAGTTGCCGAAGGAACTTTGCCCGCGGATTCGGCGATCGCCATGCTGCTGATCGCGTTCCCGACCATCTCGGAAGAGGAAGCCCGAGCTTTGATTGAACCGGCTGCTGCCTCGACGCCAACTCAAGCCCCGCCGCCTCCGGCACCCGTTCCCTCCGACAGCACACCTCCGCCCGAACCGGAGCAGCGGGGCGTCTTACACCGTCATGAAATCTGCAAGGCCATCGGCAAACAGTTGCCGCGTCAGGTACGCAATGTCCGACGCAAGGTCCAACAACTTCAACAGGATCACGCCAAGGAAATCTTGAAGAGGTTGAGGGATCTTCCCCAGTTCAAAGCCGTCGGCGACCTGCCGGAACTGACCGAGGCCGAACTCAACAAGATCTTGGGAACTCCCAAAGAATGGCGCGAAGCGGCCGAGGAGTATCTCAAAGGGGTTCTTGACCCCGTCGCGACCTACGCTCTGAACTCCGCCAAGACCCAGTTCGGCGGCTTTGAGATCGTCGACATTCGCGATCCGAAGTGGTACGCCAAGGCGGCGTCGCAGACGGCCTCCATGGTCAAGGTCGAGACCAACCGCCGCGAGGCGTTCCGCTCTGCCCTCGTCGACGTGTTCCGCACCGCGGGGGCAGGCGACATCAACGAAATCAGCCGCACGCTCGAGGCCAAGTTCTCCTCGGAAATCCCGTCAAATGCCGACACCGTCGCTCGCACCGAGTCGGCGATGCTGATTCAGAACGTCAAGGAGACAGCCGCGACGGACGAGGGGTTCACCCACAAGACCTGGACGACGGCGGGAGACCTGTCCGTTCGTGCGTCCCACGCCGCGATCGACAACGAAACCGTACCGATCTCCGACAAGTTCTCTAACGGCCTGATGTACCCGTCTCAGATGGGAGGCCCTCCGGAGGAGGTGATCAACTGCCGTTGTGACGTCGTGTACCGAGTGATCGACTAGTTCCCGAGGGCGACATAATGGTTCCCATGGACAAGCGGCAGATGAGGCTCTCGGCGTCTTTCGAGAAGAAGGCGGCAGGCGTCTACACCTTCACGGGCTCGACCGATACCGTCGACCGCGTGGGTGACGTCGTCGAGCAGAACTGGGACCTTGACAACTACAAGAAGAACCCGGTCCTGCTTTACGCGCACGACTACAGCCAACTTCCGATCGGCCGCACCAACCCGTACATGGACGGCGGGAAATTGAAGTTCGACGTCGAGTTCGTGCCGAAGGATATTTATCCATTCGCCGGCACGGTCGAAGCGATGGTCGAACTCGGCTTCCTCAACGCCGTCTCGGTCGGCTTCAAGCCGCTCGACATGGACGGCACGCGCATCAAGCGCAGCGAGCTGCTCGAGCTTTCGATCGTTCCGATCCCGGCGAACGCCGAGGCGCTGATCGAGCGCAAAGGCATGGGGATGCGCCCGATCTACCGTACAGACTTGGACTACGCCGCGAAGATGACGGCGGCTCGCATCGACGAGGCCGTGAATGCGTGGTTCAAGAAGGCCGACAGCGAGGAAGATATGGACGACGAGCCGAAGAAGAAGAGTCTTGAAGAACTCGTTCCGATGATCGACGCGGCGATCGCGCAAGCGAAGGCTGGGGAGATCGACGCAGTCGTCGAGTCCCTCACCGCGATCAACACGATGGTTGCGCTCCTCCTCCAAGAACAGGAGCAGGAGGAAGGCGTCGGCGGTCCCGAGCGTCCAACTGCCAATGACCCGGGCGCTGGCGAAGACGCTCCACCCAGATCCATCGACGAGGAGATGACGAAGTCCGTGCTCGCCGAACTCCAACTCATGCACATTGAAAAGGTCCTGTCGGATCCTGCCGCAGTGGCAAAGGTCTTGCAGGGCATCAAAACTCCCAACTGAAATAGGAGTTGACCATGACCGACCATGTGAAGCAGATCGTCGAAGGCGTCCGCCCGATGATCGAAGTGGTCGACGCGAAGGCCAAGCAGCTTGAGGCCCGTGTCGACGAACTCAGCAGCCAGATGCGCAGCCGCTCGAGCCTCCCCGGTGTCGAGCCGAAGAAGTTCTCGATGTGCAAGTTGATCAACGCGATCTGCACGAACGACTTCTCCAGCGCCGGATACGAGCTCGAAGTCACGACCGAGATGCGCAAGAAGGCGTTGTCCTTCGGCACGGCCGCGTCGGGCGGCTACCTCGTTCCGGACGAAGTGCGCAGCGACCTGCTCACGTCGTTCCCGCGCGCGAACAACGTTCTGTTCAACACGAACGTCCTTCGCATCACGTCGGCGGGTGGCGCTCCGATTCGCATCCCGCGCATCTCGGCGGGTGTGTCGGGCGGCTGGATCGGTGAAAACGGCACGGCAGGCACCTCGCCCAACGCTGCCGCGGATCAGACCTACGCCGAAATCACGCTCTCGCCGAAGCGTTCGTTCGCCGCGACCATCATGTCGAACACGCTGATCCGTCGCGACGCCGCGTCGGCCGAAGCCATCGTTCGCGCGGACCTCTCGGCCGCCGTGATGGAAACCATGGACGCGGGTTACCTCGTCGGCTCGGGCACCGCTCCGGCCCCGACGGGCATCTCGAACGCTTCCGGCGTTTCGTCGGTGACGGGCTCCGGCTCGGATACCGCCGTGAACATGCAGAAGCTTTGGGAAGCTTTGCAGACCGTGGAAACGCAGAAGGGCTCCGTCGAAGGCTGCATCTGGGTCATGCATCCCAAGACGTGGTACTACATGCTCTCGGCTTCGTTCCAGCCTTCGGCTGGCGCTGCGACCAACACCGCGACGTTGATCTACAACGCTCCGGCTGGCAACAGCACGGCGATCGCTGGCTTCAACCAACTCGGTCAGAAGACGCTGCTTGGCCTCCCGGTGTACCTCACGACAAACATCGCGGTCACCGCTGGAACCCCGGACACGTCGACGATCCTACTGTACAACCCGCAGAACACGATCTACGCCGAGTTCGGACCGATGGAAATCCTCGTGACGAACGCCGGCTACACCCTCGGCCTGCAGGATCAGACGATGATCCGCGTGGTCCAGGAGGTCGACTTCGGCGTCCGTCAGGCCGCTCAGGTCGTGAAGATCACTGGCGTCTACGCCGGGCCTTGACCTATGGACCTGACCACGGCGGCACGTGTTGCGACGTTGGTTGTGCCGGGGGAGACCGCTCCCTCGGCATTCAACACCGTCATCGGTCAGGTCATCACGGCGGTGTCCGCAGCCGCCGAACGGTACCTCGGGAGGTACGCGCAAACGACCTCCCGAACCGAGTACCTCACGGTGCAGCCGGGGAAGCGCGTGTATCGCTTGCGCGCTTTCCCGGTCACCACTCTCACATCGGTGTACCTCGATGCCGACCAGGCGTTCGGGAACGACACCGCGCTGACGTCGGAGGACTACTACAACCCGACGTATGCGGCCGACGGCACGTTCACGCTGAAGTGGTATCCGACCGTCGACGACACGGCCGCACCGAACGCCATGAAGATCACCTACACGGGTGGAATGGGCACTACGACCGCCAACTTCATCAGCGGTTTCCCCGACATCGCGCACGCCATCGACCTTCAGTGCGCGCACATCTACCACACGCGCAACTACGCAGGCACGCTCTCGCAGAGCGGCGACAGCGGCTCGGTGTCGATCCAAACGGTCGACTGGTTGCCCGAAGTTAAGGCCACGCTCGACCGCTATCGGGTCAGGGCGCTGTGATCAGTGTTCAGTTTCAAAACGGCGACGCGATCTCGCGCATCATTCGGAACCTCGGCGAGAAGGCGACGCCTATCGTTCGCCGCGGCTTCCTGCGGATCTCGGGCGAGTTCCTGCTGACGTTCAAGACGACGCGCCTGCGCGGCCGTCCCGGCCTCGTGCGTCGATCCGGCAACCTCACCCGCCAGTTTGACCAGCGCACCGCCGTCCGCGAGACGGGCGCGACGCTCGGCGAAGTGCGCACCACGATCGGCGTCTACGACAAGAAGACCGTGCAGTACGCTCGCGTCCACGAGTTCGGCACGGTGGGTAAAGGCGGTCGGCTGCCCGACATCGTCCCGCGCAAGGCCAAGTTCCTGCGCTTCCCGGTCCGCGACCCGGGCACGGCGACCCGCCCGAAGGCGCGCTCGTCAAAGATCGTCGCGTGGGTCAGCACGAAGAAGGTCAGCATCGAGCCCCGCCTAGGCTTCTTCGCGACGTGGGCGAAGTTCACGAAGAGCGAGGTGCCCAAGTTCCTCGAGCGCATCGCCGTCGACCTTGTCAACGAGTCGGTCAAAAAATGAAGGCGACTCTAACACTCACGAACAACACGGGCACCTCGGTGCCTGCGGGCTACTCCGTCGACGTGGCCCAGCCGACGTCGTTCAACCACGCCACGCTCGTCACGGCCTTGCGGTCGAAGACGAACGGCTACGACATCCGAGTGCTCGACAGCGACGGCACGCTCGCCGGGCTGTCGTCGATCTCGAACCCGAACACCTCGACGTGCCGGCTGATCTTCAATCTGACCAAGGCTCTCGCGTCGGGCGGCGGCTCGTCCGTCTACACCGTCGAGTTCACCGACCTCAGCCGCCTGATCAACCCCGCGACGGCGACGGCGGGAGCCACGGTCACGAGCCGCGGCGTCACCCTCACGGCCTCCTGGTCGATCCCGGCGGTCACGCTCCCGGTGCCCGGCTACCCGTACAGTTTCACCCGAGCCGACGCCGTCGACGAGTTGTCGTACCCGTCGTTCCCGACGACGCGCCGCGCTCGTCGTCACACGAATCCGACGACGATCATCGAGGCCGCATGGGTGGCGATCGCCCCGGAAGAGTTCTACGAGATCCGAGCGTTCAACCACGCCTACGGAGGAGGCTCCGGGACGTTCACAGAGGCCGCTGTGTCGTGGCTTGACGCAGGAACCTACCGAGTACAGCCGAACAGCCTACGGCTCGTCCAGGAGGCGCGGCTGGCCTATCGCGCCAACGTGACCATTCTGAAGGTGCCGCTATGACGACCGCCTACCGTGAGACCGTGTTGGCCGCCTTGCAAGGCAAGCTCGACGACATCGTCACCGACGCGGGGCGGACGTGGGCGCAGACGGTCGCGCCGCGCGTCGTGCGCGTCCGGCAGAACGCCGAGGCCCTGCCGCTCGTGCCGACCTGCTACATGGGCACAAAGGACGAGGCGATCGAGCGCCGCGAGGCCACGTCGAACTACGTCCTGTACGTCAGGTCGCTGACGGTCCTGCTCGAGTACTACGTCCAAGCATGGGACGTCGACCTCGAGTGCTCGAACATCGTGCACGACGTCGAGTTGGCCTTGGCTGACTGGACGCTCGGCGGGGTCGTTGACGACATGGCGATCACGGCCGAGCGCACGCTGATGGGCGACCCCGGACAGCCGCTGTGCGGGGTCGAGTTTACGGTGGTCGTAAGATATCGAACGTCGAGCGCGGATCCGTCCGCCCGACGCTGAGGCACCTACATGGCACTGAACAACGTTCTCCTCGCTCGGCTTGCTCAGATCGGCGTCACCGTCGAATCGACGCGCGGAACCTACAATGCGCCGGGATACACGGACGCGACCACGAACGACTACAAGATCCTCGCTCAGAACATCGTCATGACGATCAATCAGACTCGTTATGACCGCGACGTTCAATGGGGCAGCCTCACGAAATACGCGGGTGTTGTCGGCAAGCAGCCGGTCACGCTGTCGTTCAGCGTCGAGGCTCGGCGCACGAATGCGACCGCGACGGCTGACCAGTGGTTCACGCTGCTCAAGGGATGTGGATATAAGGGGACCGGAACTTCCGTTTACGCCCTGACTTCAATCTACGCCGACATGCCGACCCTGTCCTTCGAGGTCGCGCTCGGCGGCCGCGGTATCGGTGCGAACGCCCGCGGCATGAAGATCAAAGGTGCAGTCGGAAACGTCGTGTGGTCGGGCCAAGTCGGCCAGCCGCTCATGGCGAACTTCACCTTCCAAGGCGTGCTTGAGGAGGTGGCCGACGTCGCCCTGCGCGACATCACCCACGAGACGGGCGTGCCGCCCGTGTTCCAAGGGATCAACTTCCAGTACGGCGGCGCGGCCGACGTGGCCGCCACGACCTTCACGTTCGACACGGGCAACGTGCTCGCCGAGCGCGAGTCGATCAATGCCTCGACGGGATGCCTCCACTACGTCATCACCGATCGCCGGCCGACCGGAACGATTGACCCCGACCTTGGCCTCGAGGCCGACAACGCCAGCGACTTCTTCGACCACATGACCACGAACGCCGAGAAGCAGCTCGACTTCGACTTGGCTGGCGTGTGCACGTTCACGGTGCCGAAGGCCCGTTTGACCGCGATCACGGATGGCAACCGCAATGGCATTTTGACCGCCAACATCACCTACGAGGCCATCCACACCACGACCGATTCCGAAGTCAGCATCGACTTCGATTGATTGAAAGGAGGGCATCGCCGTGCCCATAGCCTTAGATCCTCGCCGCGAGACGAAATACGTTCTCGCGTGCGACCGGGAACTTCCGACCGAGAAGCAGACCAAGTTCTTCATCCGCCCTCTCACGATTCGGCAGCACGCCGAGTGGCAGGACTCGATCATGAACTACGACGCCGAGACCAAAGAGGTCAAGACGAACTACTACAGCAACATCCTCACGTTGCTGCGGTTCGGCCTGATCGGGTGCTCGGAGTTCTTCGATTCCGAGGGGCGCGAGGTGCGCTTCGCCATGCGCAACGGCCAGGTCAGCGACGACTTCCTCGAGCGCCTCAGCCCCGAGCACCGCTACGAGATCGCCACCGCCATCAAGGATTTGAGCACCCCGTCCGAGCGTGACTTGGGGGGCTCATCCTCGGCGCAGCCGTAGCGGCTGGTGCGCTCGAGCAAGACTGCCGCAGGTGCATCCATTCCGAGCAGCTCCGCCGTCAATGGGGCTGCGACGGACCCGCTCCCGTTCCGTTTGCGTACCTGACATGCGAGCGGTGCTTCGGCCGCGACAAGGCGTGCGACCTCTGCAAAGGCGATCCGAAGGGCAGGCCGCATAGGGTCTGCCCGAATCGTCAACGCGACCACTCGACCTCGCTCGCTGTCTCGATGCATTCGATGTTTGGAGAGACCGGAGCCATGCCCGTGGAGGGTGGCATAATGGATCAAACGCAAGCATGGTTCGTCGCCCTGAGCGTCATCGGGAGCGAAAAGGCCAAGCACCGCGAGGCAGAATGGGAAATGACTCGATCCTCCAAGTAGTCCTGAAGGTCAAGGACGAGATGTCGCCCATCCTCCCGAGGATTGGTGAACGGTTCACCGGGATCTTCACGAAGATGAAGGCATCGGCGAAGCAGTTCTTCGACCAGTTCAGCGACCTGAACTTGGAGAAGGTTTCGCGGTTGGCCAAAGCCCCGTTCGAAATGATCAGCAAGTTCGGCGCGAAACTGCGCGAACTTGCACCCGACGCCAAGAAGTTCACGGAGTCGTTCTCCGAGGACGAGATGAGGACGATCAACAAGGCCGCCGAGAGTTACAACCGACTCGGCGCGTCGATGAACACCTTTATCGGTCAGATGATCGCCGCGGTCCCCGGCCTGAACAGCGCGATGGAGTCGCTGGCCAACACGATGGATCGGATCACGGGGATCGACGAACGCTCCAAGGATCGTGCGGCTCTCCTCAAGGACTTGGCCGATGCTCAAGCCGCTTTCGCGCAGGGTCCTCCATCAGGCAGTCAAGAAGGATCCGCTCTTTACAAGGAATACATTCGCCTCCACGGCGCAGTCATCGCGGCTCGTGAGGCTCTGAAAGCCTTCGATAAACAACAGCAGGAGATGGCGATGAAGCCTCTCCGCGAAAAGTTGCAGAAGGAACGCGAGGACTTTGATCGGATTCAAGCCGCGAACAAGGCAGCCGGGACGTTCCTCCGGGACACTCGGCAGGGACCCGGTGCCGCAAGCCACCAGGCGCAGCGGGACATCGCCGAACTGCGTCGAATGTCAGATGCTTGGGTCGAGGAGACCAACAACAAACTTCTGCCCACCGTTGAGAAAGTTTTCAGTGACGCAGCCGACGCGGCCAAGCAAGCAGAAGATGACATGCTCGACGACACGGCGAACATGCTTCGCGTCAAGGCGAAGATGTACGACGACGACCGCAAGGAGTTTGAGAAGTCAGAAGAGGATAAGCGCAAGGCTGCCGCAGAAACGACAGCCGAGAACCTTGCCACACTCCAAGCCTTTTACGAGAAGTCCTCTGCCGTCCGCGCCGAGAACGCCGAGCGGCTCCGTCAGCAGATGGAAGCCGAGATCGAGCGGATCAATCAGCAGCTAGAGCAGGTCGCAGGCATCATGTCGAGCGCGTTCCTGTCTGGCTTTGAAGACATCATCCGTGGCACGAAGTCGGTCGCGGAAGCCTTCGGCGCGATGGTGGCCCAAATCATGTACGACGTCGGTCGAATGCTTGCTTCCGAGGCATTGACGGGTCTGTTCCGAGACTTGTTGAAAGGTCTCTTCGGAACTTCCGGTGGACGTGACATCAGCAACGCCGGAGTGCAGGCTGGCAGCCTCGATATGCCATCGTATGCACCATCAACTGGTGGAGGCCGGACGGGCGTAACCATCAACGTCAACGGTGCTCGCGATGCGACAGCCGTGGCGCGTGAGGTGCGTACGGCGATCCTGAATCTCGCCTCCACCGACAGCAGCGTGCGCCGCCGTCTTCAACTCTCATGACGTCGACGCTCTCGTACATCACCTTCACGGGACAGACCGCGCCTTACTCGGGCGAGTTCTACCCCGTCGATCAGGAGTTCCCGTTCACGTCGGTGACTGGATACTGGAAAGTCAACGCCGAGCGGCTCGAGTGCCGCACCCCGGTCATGTCGCCGGGCGGCGCGATCGGCACCGGAAGCACGGCTCCGTATGTCGCCAAGACTTCGATCTGCCGCCTGAAGTCTTCAATCTGGACGCAGGCTTTTCACCTACCGGGCAAGCCCGACGGCGGTCGTCGGATCACGGTATCGGTCGATATCACGATGCCGACGACGATCCCGGCCTACATCGCGTCCTTCGACGACGACATGCACATCGGGGTCATGTACCTCGGCGAGTCGTCAGGAAAGGGCTTCTGTTGGCTGTATCAGAACCTCGGCGATGGCACGACGATCCGATACGCGCACTCCTACGTCGACGGAACGACGGCGACGCCAGTCCTCCTAGGCCCGTCCGTCTCGACGACCGCCTGGGCGGCCGGATCGACTCACACGATGATGGTCGAGGTCCACCTGAACATCGCGGGTGATGTCGTCGATTCGACGCTTTTCGTCGACGGCGTTCCGATCTTGTCTTTCGGAGCGGTGAGCGCACCGCTCTACAACTACCTGTTCAACGTCGCGATCTCGAGCTTCGTGACCAAGAACTTCTATCAGGGTCTCGTCTGCAGGAACTTCACAGATTCCACGGCGTGGGGTCAGAGCGGCGACCCGGTCCCCGCGGCGTGGCAGTCGTACCTTTACACCTACGTGCGGTACACGTCCGGCGGCATCAACTACTTCCACTACGGCAGCAAGAACGTCCGCTTCGATAAGTGGCTGATCCGCGACATCAACCCCGCGACGATCCTACCTCCCGTCGACAGCGAGCCGAGCCTCGGAGCCGACTTCGCGGGTTATACGCAGATCTCGACCGCGCTCGAGAACAACACGACGAGCGACGTCCTGACGGTTGCGCCTTCTTACAGCCAACCGATCGCCGATCAGTGGGAGGTCGTCGAGTTCAACAGCGACGGGGGCTACACGACGACGTACACGCCAACCACCCGTCGCCGGCGAAGGTGGACGCTCGGCTGGGTCGCGCTGCCGACCGCCGACAAAGACACGCTCGTTTCCCTCACGGCCTCGGTGGCCTCGCGGTTTCGCTCGTTTGCGTGGACGGACCCGGAAACGAACGAGGCCCTGAACATCCGTTTCACATCCGACGTCCGAGTTGATCGCGTGGCCTATGCCGTCTGGAACGTATCGGCTCAGGCCGAAGAGGTGCTCGGCTAATGCCCGAATCAATCAACAGCGAACTCACGACGCTCAAGAACCTGATCCATTCGCAGAACGGATGGATCTACCTGTTCCTCATCGAGCTCGACGGCAGCAACAAGGCCGCTCTCTGCGGTCACGACACGACCGTCACTCATGACGGCATCACCTATCAGAACTTCCCGATCAATATCGGATCGTGGACTCGCGACGTCGACGGAAACCTCGCGCAGCCGACGGTAACGGTGTCGAACCTCAGCCGCGAGATGGCCAACTACCTCGAGGCGGGCGGCCTGCTCGACCGTCGCGTGCGCGTGTACGCCAAGAACCTCGGGTCGTCGAGCGTCGTCGAGTTCGGCGAGTGGCGCATCATCGAGGCGACGGTCAGCCTTGACGTCGCCATATTCCGCATCGGCGTCTACCAGTTGTTCGACGCGCCCTTCCCGCAGCGTCGGCAGTTTCGCAGCCGATGCGACTACCAGTACGGAGGCAGCGAATGCGCGTACCAGATCTCGCTGCCGAATCTGATCTCGTCGACGAATCCGAACTTCGACGGCAGCACCTGCGACTACACCATCGGCGGCGAAAACGGCTGCCGAGTTCACGGACTGAACGAGGCCGCCAACGGTCAGTTCAAAGCACACCCGGCCCGCTTCGGCGGGTTCCCCGGCATTCCGAAGGGGCCTGCCCGTGTCTGAACTTGAATACGAAAAGTGGCACGACCTGCTCGGTCAGCCTCACGAACCGCTCGGCTGCTGGCTCTTGGTCGCCGAAGTCTACCGTCGCAGCGGCAAGATTCTGCCGTCGCACCCCGCGGCCTACCTCGGAGGCAACGGCTGGCAGCGGGTCGATGCCAACAACCCGTCGCCGCTCGACATCATCGTCACGGGCCAAGACGGAGTCATCAAGCATGTCGCGGTCTACATCGGCAAAGGCAAGATCCTCCACTCGGTCGAGGGCTCGTGCGTTCGCGTCGATTCGTACTCGTCGCTGAAGAAGACAGGCACGGTGATGTGGGTCGGTCGTCCCGGCCCGGCCTCCGAGATCGAGGCGATGCCCATGGATCTCGACGGCCTGACCGTCGTCGAGGTCCCCGACGTCCTGACGCCGCGCTCGAGGACGATTCGGCAGGCCCGTCCCGGCATGCGCGTGCGCGACTACAAGCCCGACTGGGCCGATGCGTTCATCGACGCCCACGGCCCGTCGACGGACTTCAATCGAGTCGCCGACCGCGGCGAGATCCTTCTCTTCTACGCCGTCCCGGGCGCGACTGCCGCCGCGACTGCCGCCATCGTCACCGACATTCTCGCGGGTGTCGCGCTCATGGTGGCGGGCATGCTCCTTCTCAAAGTCATCGGTGGTGGACAGGCTGCGCCGCAGGAAGAAGGGAGGCCGGGGTTCGACCTTGAGGGCTTTCGTAACACAGCAACGGTTGGCATTGCGCAGCCTGTCGTTTACGGCGAGCACAAGGTGGCAGGCAATATCGTGTCGGCTTTCCAACGGGTCGACACCGACGGTCGCCGCCAGCTGTACATGCTGCTCCTTCTCAGCCGCGGCCCCATCGAATCCATCGGGGGTATCGGCTCGGATCAGGATGATCTCCAAGGCGCGGCGATTCCCGAAGCAATACAGATAAACGGGAACCCAGCGAGCAACTATCCGGTCTCGATCTACACGCGCCTCGGCTCATCGAATCAGGAACACATCCCCGGGTTTGATGAAACCGTTTCAAGCATCGGTGTTGGCGCGACTCTTCAGCAGAATCAGCCCTACGTCTACACCACATCGGGGGCGGTGACCTCGGCCGAAGTATTGATCACGTTCCCTCAGGGTTTGTACTCGGCTACGGGCGCGATCACCGTGGCCACGTTCAAGATCCGGTACCGCGAGCAAGGGGCCACGACTTGGGTCGACCTCCCGCAGAAGACGACCGGAGGCGGTGTCACGCTGACGCCTGCGCAGCAGGCCGCGACGACCAACGCGACGCTCGTCGTTATCAAGCAGACGCGCACCGAGCACGCCGCGCTCTACCGCATTGACTTCCCGTCCGAGAAGACCTACGAGATCGAGGTCACGCGCCTTTATCCGACCTACCCTGACAGCGCGAACGTCGTGACTCAGTCGGTTTTCGACGAGGTCAACGAGATCACGGGCGACCGGCTGACGTACCCGGGCAAGGCGCTCCTCGGCCTTGTGGCGACTGGCAGCGACACGATCGGCACGTCTTTGCCCAACGTGACGACGGTGATCAAAGGACGCCGGGTCTACGTTTGGGACGGTGTGTCCGAGCGCAGCCCCAACTTCACGCAGCAATGGACGCAGAACCCCGCGTGGATCTGTATGGACATGCTGCTCGACAAGAACTACGGTATGGGCCGGAATGGCCAACTGACGCTCGACAACGTCGACCTGCAGTCGTTCAAGGACTGGGCCGACTACGCCGACACGATCCCAGAGGTCGGCAACGGCGTGCGTGCTCAGTGCGATCTGCTCATCGACTCGACCTCGAGCGGCTGGGATCTCGTCACCAGTCTCGCCACGTCGCACTTCGCGCGTCTGCTTTTCGTCGGGTCGAAGGTCACGGCGATTCCGGACAACGCCAAGACCGTCACGGGCGTGTTCTCGATGGGGAACGTCCGCGACTTCGCGATCCAGTACAACGGAAACCGCACCCGTCCGAACGCCGTCGAGGTGCAGTACTACAACGCCTCGACGAACTACGAAGCCGAGCAGGCCCTTCAGGTCGAGTCCGCGGCGCTCATCGCCGGCGAGACGGTACGCAAGGAATCCATCGCGGGAACGGGCATCACCCGCGCGATCCAAGCCAACCGACTGGCTAAGCGCCGAATCCTGACCGCGCAGAACGTGAGCCGGGTCGTCGAGTTCACGGTCGGCGTCGAGGGCATCGCGGTCCTGCCGATGGACGTCGTCCGCATTCAGCACGACTCGTCGAGCAAGGGCAAAGGCGGACGCATCCTTGTCGTCAACTCGACGACGTCGATTCAGCTCGACACGCAGGTGCTGACCGCCGACCTGTCGGGAGCGACCATCTATATCCGCGTCGTCTCGGGCGGCGTCGACACCGTGATCAGCGGCACGCCGACCGGAACCGATCAGGCCGAGCACTCGACCGTCACGTTCACGTCGGCTCTCTCGGTGCTTCCGAGCGCGGGCGACCCGTACGGCTTCGGAGCCGTCGGCGCGACGGGCTGGCCGAAGTTGTTCCAAGTCTCGTCTGTCACCCACAACGAAGACTTCAGCCGCCGAATCACGGCCTACGAGTACAACGCCTCGATCTACTCCGACGATCCCGGCGAGATCGAGACGTTCACCGACACGATGCCCGACCCGCGGGCGATGCCTGCCCAAGCCACCGGGCTGCGCCTCAACGAGGAGTTCCCCGAGGCGTGCGCGGGTGGCTGCGGCCTCGCTCGCGTCCGCGCCGACTGGAACCTCGACACGGGCTGGGAAAAGGCCGACGTCTACTACGGCATCGCGGGCGGTGACGGGCAGATCTGGCAGTACGTCGGACGGTTCGAGGACACCGCCACCTTCGACGTCGAGCCCGACCAGACCTACAACGTCAGGATCGTGCCTGTGTCGTCTCAGGAGACGCGCAGACGCCCCGCGGCGGTCATCGAGGGGTTCATCTACCCACGCGGCGACAGGACGCCCCCAAGCCCGCCCAGCGCCGTCAACGCGACGGTCGCGAATCAGGTGCTGTACGTCCTGATCGAGCCGCCATCCGGTCAAAGCGTCGACGGGTACGAGGTCCGGTATGCGTCGGGCTCGGGCTCGATCTTCGCCGGCGAGCCTAGGTTGGGCTACACGCGCTCCGACACGTTCACGATCGCGTGCCCGTCGACGTCTACTTTCTACCTGCACGTGCGGTCGCGCACCGCTCGAGGCGTTCTCTCGGAAACCTCGACGACCGTGCGGGTCGATCCGACGACTCCGACGTCGACGTACACCACGAAGCAGTCGATCTCGGACACGGGATTCCCCGGCACGAAAAGCAACACGGCCGTCACCTCGGGCAGCCTTTTCCTGTCGGGGTCAAACCTATCAGGCACGTACGTTTCCACGGCGTTCACGTCGACGGGCAATCGCGCCTGGTGGTTGGTCTCTTCGACTCTCGATCCTGTCGACCGCACGTGGGACGAGTCCGGCCGCGCTTGGGCCGACGGCGACGAGACGTGGGCCTCGGCCTACCTGACGGGCGAAGAGGCCGGGCCGAACCCGACGTGGGCCGACGCGGGGTGGACATGGGGCGGCACTATCGGTTCCGTCATGGCTTGGGCCGGATGGCCGGACGTCATCGGGCAGTTGACGCCGACCGTCGAGACCCGAATCAACGCAGGGTCGTACGTCGAGCTGACGACCCTCGAGGCGTCGAGCATCACGAGCGGCGACGTCAAGGTCACGATGCGTCGTCCGCACGACCGCTATCAGCCGAAACTGACGGCTGTCGACGGACGTCTATCGGAATGGTCGGCGACCGCGAGCAGCGCGGTTGCAGGTTACTTCGGGCAGTTTTGGTCGACGCAGGATCAGACGGCCGCCGCGATCAACACGGGCTACGCGGTCACCTTCAACAACAGCGACTCCAACAACAGCGGAGTCTCGGTCGTGTCGAACTCTCAGATCGAGTTCGACTATGCGGGTACCTACTCGCTGACGTTCTCGATGCAGTTCGTCAACGTGGACACGCAGATCCACGATGTGAACGTCTGGTTCAAGTTGAACGGCACCAACATCGCCGACAGCGACTCGAAGTGGTCGGTGGTCGAGTCGCACGGTGGCACGGACGGCCACGCGATCGGCACGGTGAACTTGGTCGTCACGGTCGACGCCGGAGACTACGTCGAGTTGTTCTGGTCAGTCGACGACACCGATATCTCTCTGCAGTACATCGGGGCGGTATCGCCGGCTCCGGCAATCCCGAGCGTCATTCTGACCGCGGTGCCAGTTGCAAACATCCTCGAAGGACCTCAAGGCCCGACCGGGTTGACGGGTGGTCAAGGTCCGCAAGGTGCTACGGGATCGCAGGGGGCTACTGGACCCCAAGGGTCGACGGGCGCTCAAGGCCCTCAAGGGGCCACGGGTTCGCAAGGAGCGACGGGATCGCAAGGTCCGCAAGGCGCGACGGGCAGCACCGGAGCGCAAGGCCCGCAGGGCATTCAAGGCCCTCAGGGTGCCACGGGCTCCCAAGGGCCGCAGGGTGCCACCGGGCCTCAGGGTGCAAAGGGCGACACGGGACCACAGGGTGCGACTGGCCCTCAAGGCGCACAAGGTGCAACCGGACCGCAAGGCACGAAGGGCGATACAGGGCCACAAGGTCCACAGGGAACCAGTGGGCCGCAAGGTGCTAAAGGCGACACCGGACCGCAGGGACCGCAAGGTGACTCGATCACCGGGCCTCAGGGGGCGACTGGTGCGCAAGGTCCACAAGGCCCACAAGGCGCATCAGGCGGTGGTGGCGGCGCGGCGATCTACGATATTCTGAAGACGGTTACGATAGGCGTCTGATGCTCACTCTCGGCACCACAACTCAGACTCTCGAGGCACTGCTTGGTGGCGCGGCTGCCACGACGAACCCCGCGGCGGTCGTGTCGTACGCCGAGCACACCGCGACGACGTACACGGGGAAGGTCCAACACACCGACCTGAACGGCACGACTGCGGTCACGATTCTGTCCGCACCTGCGTCGTCGACCGAGCACGTCGTTCGTGGCGTGGCCATCTCGAACATCGACACGGCGGCTGTCACGCTCACCGTCCGCTTCAAGGACACGAGCGGCTCGACCGTCTACCGCACCGTCTTCAAGGCCACGCTGTCGGTAGGCGACACGGCAGGCTACGACGACGACGGCTGGTACGTGATGGACTCGACTGGTGCTCGCAAGGGCATCGGTGCGACCGGAGCGCAAGGGCCACAGGGCGTTGCCGGAGCTCAAGGCGCGACGGGGGCTCAAGGTCCTCAAGGCGCAAAGGGTGCCGACGGTGCGCAGGGTGCGCAGGGTGCCCAAGGTGCGACTGGCGCACAAGGCGCGACAGGTGCCCAAGGCGCGACTGGGGCTCAGGGTGCAACGGGAGCGCAAGGCGCGACAGGTGCCCAAGGTCCGCAAGGAGATCCGGGTGCAGTTGGCCCACAAGGTGCCAAAGGCGACACGGGACCACAGGGACCCCAAGGCGCACAGGGCGCAACGGGTCCTCAGGGCGCAAAGGGCGACACGGGCGCGACCGGGCCTCAGGGGCCGCAAGGTGACCCGGGCGCAACCGGGCCGCAAGGGCCTCAGGGTGCCAAAGGCGACACCGGAGCGACGGGGCCGCAAGGTCCACAAGGCGATGCGGGTCCTCAAGGTGCAACGGGTGCACAGGGCGCACAGGGCGCGCAAGGTCCACAGGGAACCGCCGGATCTCCAACCGACGCACGCTACGTCGTCACGGGCTATAGCAGCGGCCTCAGCGACGAACGTTTGCTGACGGCTGGCACGGGCATCACGATCACGGACAACGGTGCGAACAACACGGTGGTCATCGAGGCCACGGGCGGCGGCGGCGGAACGTCGGCACCTGATTACATGTTCTTCTTCAACGGAATCATCTGATGGCAACTTCTGCTCAATACAGTGTCGCACCTACCGTCGAGATCTCTCAAGTCTCGACCGCGAACGCGAACCGCGACGGATCAGGAACGACGGTCGAAGTCGCGGCTGGGCCGTCAACCGCTCAAGGTACGGGCGTCGGGAAGCGCATCGCGGCAATCGTCATCCAAGCAACGGGCACGACGACGGCAGGAATGATTCGCTTCTTCCTATCGACCGACGGAGGCACGACAAAGCGAATGATTGCCGAGGTTCCTGTTGTTGCGCAAACACCATCGGCGACGGCTCCGGCGTTTCAGAACACCGTCCCGACTCTAGTCGGGCTTGTGTTGCAGGGTCAGGTCTCATCAAACTCTTGCAAGTTGTACGCCTCGACGGAGAAGGCCGAGACGTTCAACATCCACGTTTTCGGAAGCACCTACTGATGAACGACGGACTCTTCAACGGATTTGGAAGCGGGACTCCAACCGTTCGCACGCCGTGCGTTTGGCAAGTGTTTGAAACCACCACCTCTCGCGTTCCGTTCCCATCGAACGCCAAGTACCTCAGTTACTTCGGAGCAGGCGGCGGCGGTGGTGGTGGAAGCGGTCGTTACGACAGCGTTGGTGCTGCAAGCGGTGGCGGTGGCGGTGGTAGTTCAAATCTGTTTTGGGAGCGACGGCTCCCTGTGCAAATGTTGAGGATGTTCGGCTACAACCGATTCGAGATCGTTATTGGTGCCGGAGGAACTGCGGGTGCTGCGAGCACGGTAAACGGTGTAAATGGAACGGCAGGCGGTGCAGCAGGGCAAACCACACTTCGGTTCTACGACGATATCGTTCTTGTCGGCTCGACCAATTTCAATAGTTATCACTATATCGCAGCACCCGGAGGCAGCGGAGGTTCTGGAGGAACAACGACGACGGCGGCTGGGGGAAACGCTGGTGGTTTGTTTGCAAATGCATTTCAATCGAACAACGGAGGAACTGGAAGAACTAGTCCCGGAGACGAGGGTAGGCCTTCAAATGCGTACTATGGCTTAAATGGTCGAGCATTTGTTGGAGGAAACGGTGGGAGTGGAAAAAACACACTACAAGGCTTTCCCGTTAGTTTTGGTCGACATTCAAATGCAGGAGCGGGTGGTTCGTGGAGTCCGGGGTATGGCGCAAATGGATTCCCCGCGACTTACTGGGGGCAATCGCTCTTTAACATGTTGACCTCGCTTCCGTATTTCCCAGACTTCGCAGAGTTCAGCAACTATCTTTGGGGTTCCGGTGGCGGCGGCGCAGGCGGAGAAACTGCGGTCAGCGGCGCTGCCGGATCTGGCGGCGACGGCTGGCGCGGAACAGGAGGCGGTGGCGGAGGCGGCAATGCAACCTCACCATCAGGTGCAGGCGGCGCAGGCGGCAACGGCTTCGTCGTCATGTGTTGGGAGTTTGAGTAATGCGCTGGGCAATCGTGAACCCGACGACGCTCGTCGTCGATAACGTCGTGATCTGGGGCGGCGGCGAATCGCTGTGGCCTGACATGCTGACGATCCAACTGGAGGCCGACGAGCGATGCGCACCGGGGTGGACGTACGACTCCGCGGCGACTCCGCGCTTCATCGATCCGACCCCGCCGTCGGAGTAAGATTTCAACATGGCCGACATCACGACAATCAACTCGAGCGACACCCTCGCGGCTAGTCGGTCGACCATCAACACGAACTTCGCCAACCTTCAGAACCTCTGCAGGTCGGCAACTGCCCCGGCCTCGCCGGTTGCCGGAATGCTGTGGCTCGACATCTCGTCGGGCAATGTGCTCAAGATCCGCAACGCTGCGAACTCCGCGTGGGTCACGCTGCTCGCCAACACCGAGACCTCGGGAGGCGGCTCGCTGCCTCTCACCGGCGGCACGATGTCCGGCGCGATCGCGATGGGCACGCAGCAGATCACGGGCTTGGCGGCGGGCACGGCATCGACGCACGCCGTGAACAAGTCTCAGGTCGACGCGCGAGAGCACGTGGTCAGCGTGACCATCGGAGCCGTCTCGGCGACTGCGACCAAGCTGCTCACTGTGGCTCCTGCGGGCATGTCGATCGTCCAGGCGTACATCGTGAACGCTTCGACCATCTCGACCAGCGCGACGAACTACTGGTCGATTCAAGTGGCCAATCAGACGCAGGGCTTCAACATGGCGTCGACGGCCTTCACGACTAACTCAACGGGCGGCAGCGCGATCACGGCCAACACCGCGACCAGCCTGCTGCTCAATCAGAACCTCTCGCCGACCGCACTCGATGTCATCAACGTGACGCTCACGGCAACCGGCTCGCCGACCGCGACCGGATCCGATGCCATCGTCGTGCTTCGGTACAAGATCACCACATAATCAGTCGGGTCACTCGATTCCTATCCGTGGTTTGTTCTCCTGACTTTTCTCTATCTCCATTCCCCCGACTGACATTCAACAGATGGACAAGATCCTCGAAAACGCCGACCTGACGGACCTCCTTCTCGGAGTCGTGCTCGCGCTTCTTGCCATCGCGATGCGGTGGATCGCCAAGAAGGCGAAACTGAACGACGCGCAGAACGAGGCGATGGAGCAGATCCTGCTTGCCACCCAAGAGGTTCGCCGCGTCTACGTCGACGCCATCCGCAAGGCATCGGAGGACGGAGTGGTTACCGACGAGGAGAAGCGCCTCGCGCTCGATCTCGCCAAGGCCCGACTCCTCGAGCGCGTTGGTCCCGAAGCCAAGAAGCTTGTCCTCTCGTGGGGCGAAGAGCGGCTCCGAGGACTTCTGCAGATCGCCATGGAAAAGGTCACGGCAGACAAGCCGGCTCCGGTGGCCTGACGTGGACACGCTCAAGGCTCTCGGCATCGACCTGACCCTCTGCATTGCAGGAACGGCCGGAGCGGTGATCACGATCGGAAAGAAGGCGCTCGAGAACCTAGCGGTCACTTTCACGTCGATCGTCGCGGGTGTCGGGTGCGCGAACTACCTGACACCGATCATCATGGACATGGCGAAACTCGACAACCCGAAGTGGCAAACCGGGCTTGCGTTCATTCTCGGCACGCTCGGTCTGAAGACCGTCGAGATCTTCGGCCAGCGCGTCGAAGACGCTCTGCGAAGGAAGACTCCAGCGCCATGACTTGGATCTACTGGATCGCCAACCTGTGCGGTATGGTCGGCATCGCCGCGCTCAACGTCGCGATGTTCGGGCGCGAGAACTCGCGCGTGTACAAATGGCCCAAGTGGCAGTCGACGACTCTGCGAATCTCCATGCTCGCCGTCATGGTCGGGCACGCTTACTGCGTGATCGACATGGGCAAACCAACGTTCGGTGAAGTCGTGCTCGCCTGCGGTTTGGGCTTCATCTTCCCGTGGACTGCGTGGTACCACTGGAACATCTTCGTCGTGAAGTACCGAGAGGGCATTCCGTTCCGCAAGGAGCAGGTCATCGAGAGCGATCTTTCATGAGCGCGATCTTTGCCTTCCTTGCCAAACTGATCGCCGACGTGCTCGGCATGGCGCTCGACAAACAGAAGACCACTGGCAGCGTTTCGCACGGCAACACGAAGCTCGTGCCCACACCCGTCGATGAGCTCAAGGAAAAGGCGCGACGTTCTGGCTTACTTGGGTTGGTGGCTGTTTTTCTTTGTGGTTGTGGCACCACGCATGTGGTGGTCGCGACGCTCCACCCCATAGAGCCGGAAACGGCTGGGTGGCCCCGAGTTGCGCAGGACGAGGTTCGGGTGCTGCTCGACGGGACCGACAAGATCGGCGTCGTGAGCCCCGCTGGCGGTTACTTCTTGGTGCATGAGGCCGACTTAAAGGGCCTGCTCCGCGCCGCCGCGGAAAAAAAGTAGAGCCGGAAACCTTGGTTCCGTAAGGGTTTACAGCGTTCCGCAAAAAATCTTTTCTTCGGTACTTGCTTTTCAATATTAAGTCCGGCATGATGTGACCACTTCGCAGCAAGGTGCTGCAAGTGAGGATTTAGCCATGAGTACCGTTGTTTTCTACCTCGTCCTGTTGTCCCTGTTACCGCTCGCTGCGGCGATCGGTTTATCGGAAACCGCGATGGCCGTGCCGTTCGGCATCTGCCTCGTCATGCTTCTCGCGGGTCCCCGCGGCTGCACCTACCTCGCCAAGTCGTGGCTGAAGGGCGGTGCCAAGTGAACCACCGCAAGAAGCGCACCGTCGTCAAGACGCCCAGCACCGACCGCGCCTGCCGCCCGTGGTCCTTCGAGATGCGTGCCGCCGTCTACCGCGCCCACAAGGCCGGAGCGTCGGACGAAGACCTTGCGATCCTGACGGGCCGCACCATCGAGGCCGTCAAGCAGCAGATCGGAATCGTCCGTCGCCGCGACGTGCGGCTCTTTGATTCCTCGTTCCTCGAAGAGTTCCGGATCACCGAGGGCTCGCCGAAGGGTGACAACTCGTGAAGTTCCAAGAACTCATCAAGACCAAGTTCGCAAGCCTGCAGATCTTCGCCTCCGTCATCAACGTGCCGGCTCCCACCGTCTCGCACTGGTGCCGAGGGTTGGCGATCAGCAGGAAGCATCGTCCGACCGTGTGCATGGTTTTGGAAGTAACCCCAGAAGACCTGCTCAAGTTGCAGGTCGAATGCCTCAAGGAGAACTACCGTGATTGAGATCGTCAAGGGTCGATCCCTCGCTCCCGACCGTATCCTCGTGTACGGCCGCCCGGGCGTGGGCAAGTCGACGTTCGCAGCCGGGGCCACGAACCCCTTGTTCATCGACGTCGAGCGCGGATCGGGTGCGCTCGAGGTCGACCGTGTCCACCCGTGCAACTGGAAGGCCGTCCTCGAGGTCATCCGCAACTGGCCCGAGGGCTACTCGACACTCGTCATCGACACGCTCGACGCGCTCGAGAAGTTCATCTTCGCCGACGTGTGCAGCGAGGCCGACGTCAAGACCATCGAGGACATCGGCTACGGGAAGGGCTACGCTCGCGCCATCGACCGCTGGGTCGAGTTGCTCGGTGCTCTCGACACGCTCCGCATCGGCCGCGGGGTCGAGATCATCCTGATCGCCCACGCGACGGTGCGCTCGATGACCAACCCCGGCGGGTCGGACTACACCAAGTGGGAACTCGCCGTGCACGCCAAGTCGGTGGGATTCATCACGGCGTGGGCCGACACGATCGCCTTCGCGGACATCGACCACACGATCACGAACGACGAGAAGATCCTCGTCAACGGCCGTCGGATCCTGCGTCTCGCGCCTGGTGCGTGGGAGGCTAAGTGCCGCTATCGCGGAACGCCTGCCGTCATCGACAACTCGTACGACGCCTACGCGGCGGCCCGTTCCAAGGCCGGGGCGAAGTCGGCGAAGGAACTGTTCGGAGAGGCGACGGCCATGGCGGTCGCGATCCCCGACCTTGAGACGCAGAAGAAGATCGTCAAGTTCCTCGACGACAACCAGCACAACGCCGCGAAGTTGGCCTCGGCCATCGACCGCATGAAGAAGATGGAGAAGACCGATGGGATGGCTTGATGACGACGGCCCGAAGGCCGGGAACAAGTTGGGCGCTGGCCGTCACGTCGTGACGATATCGCGCGTGACCACGAAGAAGAAGGACGGCTCGCAGATGCTCGACAAAATGGGCAACCCCCAGTTCGTCGTGACGCTCGAGGCCGCCAACGGCGAGCTCGACT